TTATTAACGCTTTAGAATCAGAAAAATATCGAATTCGAGTCGTAAAAAGATAAAAAAAGCGGTATAAATAAAAACAGCAAACTTTTTGTGTAAATAGTGGCTTCTAGGGTATTCAAAGATATCAATTTATCCTTCAAACGTCATCCTGTGACGAATGATATAGTGGTAATAAAGAATGAAGATGCAATCAAGAAATCTGTAAAGAACATAATCTTTACAATTCTTGGTGAAAAACCTTATGTGCCTTTATTTGGAACTAGCGTAAACAACTCTTTGTTTGAATTGTCTAATCCATTGGATCATATTAGAATTTCTGAAGAAATTAGTTCAACTTTGTTAAACTATGAACCAAGAATTAGTAATATAGAAGTGAATGTTTCAAATTATCCTGATAGTAATGAAATGAATGCAACAATTCAATATGACATTACAGGAATGGCTAGCCCATCACAAACAGTAGACGTTCTTCTTTTCCCAGCTAGAGTATAATGGCTTTCGGACAATATGTTAATTTAGATTTTGCTGACATACGACAGTCTATCAGAGACTATCTGAAGGCTAACACTAATTTTACTGATTATGATTTTGAAGGATCAAACCTTTCAATAATTATTGATGCACTGGCATATAATACATACATTACTGCATATAATACAAATATGGCAGCGAATGAGTGTTTTCTTGACTCTGCTACACTTCGAGAAAACGTTGTTTCGCTTGCCAGAAACATTGGATATGTACCTAGATCAAGAAGATCAGCAAGAGCAAGAGTATCATTTAACGTAAGTGGACTTGTAGAGACATCTACACTCACTTTAAACGCTGGTTTGGTATGTAATGGTGTTGGAACAAACTCAAACTTTATTTTTTCAATTCCAGAATCAATTACAGTTCCTGTTAACAATGGTTTTGCTGAATTTAACGATATTGAGATTTATGAAGGAACTTATATAAGACAAGCTTTTACTGAAAACTCTTCTTTATTCAATCAAAGATATATTCTTGATAATTCTTTTATTGACACATCAACAATAAAGGTTAGAGTTCGTCCATCTCAAAGTTCATCTTCTATTGTAACATATAAACAAATTGATAATATCATTGGAATCACATCAACATCAAATTCCTACTTATTACAAGAAATTGAAGATGAAAGATACGAATTAATTTTTGGTGATAATGTAATCGGTAAAAAATTATCAAATAATAATTTTATCACCGTAAGTTACATAACAAGTTCTGGTAGAGATGGAAATGATGCTTCAGAATTTAGTTTTGTAGGAAATATTACAAATCAAGACGGTGGTTCAATAGATGCAGCTGATGTCTCACTAATTGAGACACTTGAGAAATCAAGAGATGGTGATGAAATCGAATCTATATCATCAATTAAGTATTATGCACCAAGAATTTACTCTTCACAGTATCGTGCAGTCACGGCGTCCGATTATGAGTCAGTTTTAGGTTATATTTACCCTAATGTCGAGTCTGTAACTGCTTTTGGTGGTGAAGAAATGAGTCCACCTCGTTTTGGAAAGGTTTTCATTTCAGTTAAACCTCGAAGTGGTGATTTTTTATCGGATGAGACAAAAAGAGAGTTAATTTCAAAGTTAAAGAACTACGCAGTTGCTGGAATTGTGCCAGAGTTCATTGATTTGAAATATTTGTATGTTGAAATCAATACAACACCATATTACAATACAAATTTAAACGATAACCCAGATACTCTTAAAACTGACATTTCAAACGCATTAACACAGTATTCTCGTTCAATTGATGTAAATAAATTTGGAGGTAGATTCAAATATAGTAAGGCTGTTTCTTTAATTGATAGTGTTGATTCTTCAATTACATCAAATATTACACTTGTAACGATTCGACGTGATCTAAAAGCAGTTTTGGGTCAATTTGCACAATATGAAATTTGTTATGGTAATATGTTCCATACTCAAGAGTCTTCTTATAACGTGGTTTCTACTGGATTTACAATTGAGGGTGTTACAGGAACTGTTTATCTTGCAGATGAGGTAATTAATCGTGAAAAAGGTAGAATATTCTTCTTCACCTATACAGAGGGTGGAACTCCTAACATTATAAAGAAAAATGCTGGAACAGTTGATTATATGCATGGTGAAGTTCTTATAGATACTGTAAATATAACTTCAACAGTGATTGCAAACGGTGTGATTGAAATTCAAGCAATTCCACACTCAAATGATATCGTTGGTCTTCGAGATTTATATGTTAAGTTTGATATGACAAATACTACAATCAATATGGTTCAAGATTTAATCGCATCAGGTGAAAATACTTCTGGATCAAGATTTGTCCATACACACAGTTATTATACTCCAACTTTCACGAGAAAATCGAACTCTCCAGTGACAACTGGTTCTACGCTTTTACCATCTACTGCTTCATCAACTGGAACGACAACATCAAGTAGTGGTACATATGCAACATCAACTACAACATCAAGTACAACCACTACTACAACCACATCATCTGGTGGTGGCGGTGGATCTAGTTCTGGCGGCGGATATTAATGATAGACACCTCAATACAAAGAGTCGAGATCAATCAGGTAATTGAGAATCAGTTACCTGAGTTTGTGCAAGCTGAAAATCCACTTTTTGTGGATTTTATGAAACAATACTATACCTCTCAAGAATATCAGGGTGGTTCAATCAACGTCGCTGAAAATCTTGACAGATATACTAAATTACAAACATATGTTGGTGCTGCACTTACTGAATTTACTGGATTATCTACAAATACTGAATCTTACTCCTCTACAATCTTTGTAGACTCTACAAAGGGATATCCTAATAAGTATGGTCTGTTAAAAATTGATGATGAAATCATTACATACACAGGAATTGGAACAACATCATTCACTGGATGTATTCGAGGTTTTAGTGGCGTATGTAATTTAGATCAACCTACAAAACCAGATCTTGTTGAATTTAAAACATCAGTCGGTGCTGCACACACAGGTGGTAGTAAAGTTCATAACTTATCAAATCTTTTTATTCGTGAATTTTTTAGCAAATTAAAAACAACTTTTGCGAGTGGTTTTGAGAGTCGTAAATTAGATAGTGATTTAGATCAAGTCAAGTTTATTCGACAGATTAAAGATTTTTATAAAACAAAAGGAACAGAGGAATCATATAAAATTTTATTTCGAGCATTATATGGTGAAGAGGTCAATATTATCAAACCATCTGACTTTTTAATTAAACCATCTGATGCTGATTATGGATTTGCACAAGATTTTGTAGTTAAATCAATTACAGGCGATCCTCGTGATTTAAAAGGATCAACTCTCTTTCAAGATATTGATGAAGATGATATTAATATTCGTGGAGCTTCTGGTGCGATATCAGATGTTAAAGATTTTGTATATGGTGGAGAACACTATTATCAGATAAGTGTATCGAAAGATTCAATTGATGGTAACTTTGTAGTTCCAGGCAGAACTCGTGTGACTGATGCTGTATCAATCGGTGGCACTGTCATCACAGTTGATACTACAGTTGGATTCCCTACAAGTGGTTCTTTATCATTACCAACAGCGAGTGTCGCTGGTGTTGTAACTTATACAGGTAAAACCGCTAATCAGTTTGTCGGAGTAGGCACAGCTGTCGATACTTTAAGTATTGGTGATGATGTAAGATATAATAATGTTGCGTATGGATACTCTTTTGCAAATAATACAAAGAAAATTGAAGTTTTAATCACAGGTGTATTAAAAGATTTTCCAATACCTGATAATACTTTTTACTTTAATAAAGGTGATAAGATTAGAGTTGGAACATATGGCGCTTACAAAAGTTCAGAGGATAGTAATTTTGGATCATATGTTTATAACACCTCCGTAAAATTTACTCCAAAAACTGTCACAAGACAATCGAGTAGTAGTTTTAGTGTTGAAACTCTTTCTGATCATGGATTTTTAGAAGAGGATGCGATAGAAGTTTTAGATGGACAATCTGATTTTGTTGCATTGGGTCGTGTTTTAAGTGTTGTCAGTAGTTCATCATTCATATTAGGTGATTTGCCTGGCGTTGGTATAAACAATTTTTCATTTATAAGAAGAAGATTAAAAAGAGGAAATAGTTCCCTTCATGATAATATCACAAAATATACAACTGATGTTCAAAATGTATATGATCATGATAGTGATAATGCACTTGCATTACCACCACACCCTCATGCGTACGTTGCTTCACCATCAATTCCAAGTTTAGGTAATGAACCTATAGTCGCACCAGACCGTTCTGTAACGTGGACTGGCGCCACTGGCGGAGACCTTATACAATTAATACAGGTTACAGAGGGTGCAGCAGATCATGGATTCTATTCTGGAGAAGTTGTAACATACAGTGTTGTAAGTGGTTCTCTAGGACAACTTATCGACGGTAAGAATTATTATGTAAGTCGTGTTGATTCTAACAATATTCGTCTTGCAAACTCTCTACCTGACTTGGTAAATGGTGATTTTGTAGACGCAACTGGAGATGGTACATTTAAAATCTCCGTGCCTGACTTGTCTGGTAAAAAATTAGATCATCAGAAATTATTGAAGAGATTTCCTTTAAATCCAGTATTTGATGGGGCGAGGCGTGAGACAGCGCCAGGCACCACTGGCATGCTTGTAAATGGTACGGAGATATCAAACTATAAGTCAGGTGATGTTATATTTTTTGGTGGAGTTGAGACGATTGATGTCTTAGAGGGTGGTTCTCAATATGATGTCATCACCCCACCAAAAGTTAGTCTTGAAAGTCTAACTGGTGCTGGTGTGAGTGCAACAGCAAATGTTAAAGGTCAGTTTGAAAGAATTGATGTTATAGATCCAGGCTTTGATTATACTGCACCACCTAAGATTGAGATTAGTGGTGGTAATGGTCAAAATGCAATTGCAAGAGCAAGATTAAAACAAGTTGATCATTTCATGGATTTTGATGCGTCATCAACAGGTAACGCAATCAGTATTTCAGAAGACACTATTGGTTTTGGAACATTCCATAAGTTTCGTGATGGTGAAGCTGTAATTTATAAAACATTTAACACTGGTTCAATCGGTATTGCAAGTGCTGGTATTACAACAACTGCGATTCAAATTAATCCAGATCAAAGACTTGTTGACGAATCTGTTTATTTTGTATCTAGAGTTAATAGCACAACTATCAAACTTGCAAACAAAGAAAATGATGCATTAACCAAGTCAAATTTACTTAATTTAACTGGATTTGCTGATGGTACACAAAGATTTCAGAGTGTAAATAAAAAGTTTGTTTTGGGTCAAATTATTATAGAAAATCCTGGCGAGGGATATGAAAATAAAAGAAGATTAATTCCTACAAGCGGTATTAACACATATTCTGATTTTCTTGAGTATAAAAATCATGGATTTGAAGATGGTGAATTAATTAGATACTCACACTCAGGAATTGGTGTAACTATTGGTGGTTTAGATACAGACCAAGATTATTATGTTTTAAAAATAAGTGATGACCGTTTTAGACTCGCTGCTGCTGGCATTGGAAGTACCTTATCAAATTTAAATTACCTATCAAAACAATTTGTTGGAATGACTTCAGTTGGTTCTGGAGATCATGTATTTAATTATCCTCCAATTAAAGTTAATGTTAAAGGCACTATTGGAATCAATACATCACATCCAGAAAATTATCATGCGATAGTAAATCCAATTGTAAGGGGTTCAATAACATCAATTAATGTTGAAAAACCTGGCCTTGGATATGGAAACGATACGACCTTTAACTTTAGTATTCCACCTCAAGTTCGTGTCTCCTCTGGATCATCATCCGAATACAAAGCTATTGTAACTAATGGTAGAATACAGTCTGTAATTGTAACTCGTTCTGGTTCAGATTATACATCCACACCTGATTTAGAAATACTGGGTGATGGAGTTGGTGCAAAAATTATATCATCTATTAATAATGAAAGAGTTGATAGAGTTATTATTGATAATGGTGGTGTTGGATATACAACTGCAACCGTAGCTGTTCAAGAAATTATTCCTGGCACTGGTGCAATATTCTTACCTAAAATTAGATCTTGGGCTGTTAACAATGTTAAAAGATATGAGGATATATTCTATGGAGATGATGGTTTCTTATCTAGAGGTGATAATGATGAGGGAATCAAATTTACTTCATTCTACGCACCAAGAGGTCTTAGAAAAGTATTAAAGTCAAAGAATAGTGATGGGACAATTGATTATACATCAAATGATTTAAATATTTTAAACAATGCAGAACAAGTATCTTTAAATCATTCGCCTATTATTGGTTGGGCATATGATGGCAATCCAATTTACGGCCCATATGGATATGATCGAAAAGATGGTGGTGTTGTAAGAATTATGAGATCTGGTTACTCTCTTAAAACCACAAGAGAGAATGGCCCTCCAATATCCACTTTCCCTCTTGGATTTTTTGTTGAGGATTATGAATATCTTGGTAATGGTGATTTAGATGAAAATAACGGTAGATATTGTATTACTCCAGATTATCCAAAAGGAACTTTTGCTTATTTTGCAACAATTAACCCAAGTGAAAATGAAACAAGCGGAACATTTAAAAACTTCCGTGCTCCAGTATTTCCATATTTAATTGGTGATAATTATGCTGCAAAACCAGATGATTGGAACTTTGTCGAAACAAATAATCAAGACTTAGATTTAAACACATTGAATCTTCGTAGAAATACAAATCCTTATAAAATTGAAGGATCTGGTGTTGACTACGAAGGTATTCATGATAGTCGAAAGTTAGTTAATCAAGAAATAGAGGTTAATTATGCTTCTGCTGGTAGAATCAATCAATATGAAATACTAAGTGCTGGATCTGGTTATCAAGTTAAAGATAATCTTCGAGTCACAAGTATAGGAAAAGGAAATGGATTTTCTGGTGAAATATCAACAGTAGAAGGAAAAGAAATAATATCGATTGCATCAACCGTAGTTAAAATTGAAAATGTAGTATTTACATATGATAGATCAAGTGGAGATGTAACTGGATTATCATCTCAACCTCATGATTTAGTTATTGGTGATGTTGTTACTGTCTCTGGTCTTTCTACAGACACTCTAAGAAGACTTGATGGAAGACATCAAATTGGGTTTGGTACTTCATTTTTAAAACTAAGCACAGGTATTGGAACAACAACTGCAACTGGAATTGTCACAAGTATATCAGTATCTGGTGATTTATCTCCAAACTCAGTTGCAGCAAATGATGTTCTTGGTATTACTACAGAAAGATTTCTAGTTCTTAATATTGATGATGTTAATGGAAAGATCAGAGTTAAGAGACAGTTTGATGGTGTTTTAGGAACCGCACACACTAGCGCTTCTTTAGTTACAAATTTAAATCGAACTATTTCATTTAATATTGGCATTAAGACTGATATTCAAACAAAAGTTAATATTCCTTATTATTTTAATCCTAGTGAAAGTGTTGCGATAGGAACAGCATCTGGTGTTGGTATTGGTTCAACAGTCAGGTATTCATATCGAGTAGTTGGTGGTGGAACAACAGAAATATTCATTCCAACTCAAAATATCTTTTTACAAGATCATGGATTCGTAACTGGTGAAAAACTCACTTACTCAAGCGATGATGGAACTCCTCTTTTAGTCTCTAATGGAATAAATGCAGTACCTAACTTTAGATTAACTAATAATTCTCCAGTATTTGCAATCAGAGAAAGTAAAGATTTATTAGGAATATCAACTAATCCTTTAGGAATTGGATCTACTGGATCAATAACTGGCATTGGATCAACAGCTTATCGTTTATTTTTTGATGATTTTGGAAGTGGTCAAGTTCATAGTTTTAAACCCACAAATACTGAAATTACAGGTTTTGTAGAAAAAGTGGTTGGAACTGTGGTTTGTAAGGAAGCACATAAACTACAAGCTAATGATCGTGTTTCATTATCTGTAACGCCAGGTATTACCACGTCATTTGATATTCAGTTTGATGATACGACTCGGAGAACTTTTGTTAATCCAATTAATTTTGGTGCATCTGCTGTTGATACAACATCCAATACAATCACATTTGTAAATCATGGATTTAAAACTGGTGATAAGGTTCTTTATAAATCTGCAAATACAATTAACCCTCTGAAAAGTAATTTTAATTACTTTGTTGTTAGAATAGATAATAATTCATTTAGATTATCTGAAACTGCATTTAAATCAAAAAAACTTATACCAGATGTCATATCATTTACATCCACAGGGTCAGGACACACAATTGCTCTTATCAATCCACCATTGTCATTGACTCGTGGTTATAAAGTTGGATTTGCTGTATCAGACACATCCTTAACTCAAGTTATATCTGGAAAGAGAAGGCAAGTATTTGATTTTGAGTTATTCAGAGATACAAACTTTACAAATCCATATTTTAATAACAATGAAGATGATGGATTCCAAGTTGTTGGTGTAGGAACAGTTGGTGTAACAACAACTGCGAGAGTTGATCTTTCTGTCACATCAAACACTCCAGAAGATTTATTCTATAAATTAACACCTGTTAACTTAGGTATTAATGCTCCTACAAAGAGAAACCCAATTGTTGACACTGATGTCATTAATTATTCTAGTTTAAAAATATCAGATAGTATTTACAATGGTGATTATGTGGTCACAGGAATTGGAAGCACTACATTCTCATTCGTGTTACCATCTCAACCAGAAAAAGATGGCTATACAAAAGATGAAGCTACAACTTTAAAATATGCTACATCATCAACAACTGCGATTGGTTCAATTGATAAAATAAAAATTATATCAAAAGGTAGAAATTATCAAAATATCCCAGTTGTAACTTCAATCGGATCCACTCTCGGAGTTGGTGGTGTAGTTAGATTGAACAGTAATGAAACTGGTAGATTAAGAAGATATACAATTAAAAACTTAGGATTTGACTACTCAGCAGATAAAACAATTCAACCATCTGTGCAATTACCACAAATCTTAAGATTAGATAGATTATCCAAGATATCAAGTATCGGTATCAGTTCTGGTGGTAAAAACTATCTTGAACCACCAAGTATTGTTGTCATAGATCGTGTAACTGGTTTAGTTAAAGATGAAGTCATAACAACTGTAGAATTGCAAGGAACATCTGTATCTAAAGTTAAACTTTTAACAAACACAAACTCATTATATGATACAAATCCAAGAATTATTGCTACAAATAATAATAATGGAATAAAAGTTAAAGACCTATCATTCACAAGTGGTACTAATTTAGTAACTCTAACTCTTGAAGGTGGGTATGATTCCACAACATATCCATTTACACTAGGAGAAAAATTATACGTTGAAAACATAGGTATTGGATCAACAGGAAGTGGATTTAATTCATCAGATTATAATTATGAACCATTTGTAATTACTGGAGTAAACACCAATCCAGGCGGAGGAAATGCAACTGTATCATATAATTTAGATAGGTCAGTTACACAGCCAGGTATTTTTAGCGGATCTTCATCGTCTGGACAAGCAATACCATTTGTAAATATTGCTGCATTTGATATAAGTGTAGATACAAATCAATTTAGTATTGGAGAAAAAGTAAGTACAGGTGACAAGGAAGGAACAGTTGTTGCATGGAATGAGAACAACAAGTATCTAAAAGTTCTTTCAAATGATACTTTTAATGTCGGAGAGTCAATCAATGGTGAATCATCTAAATCAATCGCATTAATTGAACAAACAACCAAGTTTAGTTCAGTATTTAATATTGATTCAGACTCTGAATTTAGAAGTGGTTTCCGTAAAGAGACTGGAAAACTAAGCAATGAATTACAAAAATTAGCGGATAATGATTATTATCAAACTTTTGCTTACTCATTGCAAAGTCCAATTGATTATGATACATGGAAAGATCCAGTTAATAGTCTTGGACATGTTGTTGGATTTAGAAATTTTGCTGATGTAAGTATTGTTTCAACTGCATCAACTGATGATAAAAATAGAAATAAAGCATCAGTTGGAGTTTCAACTAGTGTGGCTATTGTTGTTGCTGATTTAGTCAGTGAAGATGAATCTATTCACAATTCATATGACTTTGATTTAGTCACAGAAAATTCTAAAAATATTTCTGGAGTATTTGCTTCTGATGAAATTAATTTTAAAAATAGAATTCTAACAGACTATATTGAATCAAGAACAAATAGAGCAATCTCAATTGATAGTGTGAGTTCTCAGTTTAATGACTTACCTCGTGCGACTGCTTTCTCTGACGTATTTGCTTTTGATATTGATGAAGTCGATGGCGTTAAGTTCTATGTTTTACTTTTTGACACTAGATTCTCTGGCGAAAAAGAAATAATTCAAGTTAATTTACTTCATGATAGATCTATTGGTTACATGATGAAGTTTGGTCGTGTTGAAACATCAATTGATCTTGGTGATTTTGATTTTGCAATATCAGGGACAACAGGTAACTTAAGATTCGTTCCAGCAAAATCTAAGTTTAATAACTATGCATTAAGAATATTTGCACAAGAAACATTTAAAAATACAAAACTAGCTGTAGGAGATATTGGAAGTTCGATATCTGTTGGAACTGGCGTTAGTATTATATCTTCATCAACTGGTATTGGATCAACAGATCCATCTCCAGTTCAAGTTGTGGGTTTTGGAACCACTGCATTTACAACCACTAAGTTACTTGTACAGACACAAGAATTAGGTGGTCAGGAGAGAACTCAAATAAACGAGTTAGTTGTTTTGAATGATAGTGAAGAGGTCTATCTCTTAGACTACGCACAGATGATTAATGACAATATATCTGGAACTAACGCTCCAAGTGTGGGTCTTGGAACATTTGGTGCAGATGTTAGATCTGGCATTACAAGTGTTTACTTTACACCTGAGACTGGAATTGGTGTAACAATGAGAGTTCACCAAACATCAATAGGTTCGACTGCAACAGGTATTGGAAGCACAACCATATCACTAACAGAGATATTAGCTACAACAACTGATATTGCTGCAACAGGAACTCCACAACCAACAAGAATTAGTGGAATAAATTCAAACACATATACCGCTTTTGATGCGTTAATTGAAATACATGATACAACGAATGACAAATACGCTGTCACTCAAGTAACAGCGATTCATGATGGCACAACACCTTACTTTACAGAGTTTGGTTATATGGATAACTTCTCCACCAATGTTACTAGTTTCTCTGGTATCGGAACTGTTGGTGTTGGATATTCATCTGCGACTGGTGGTGACATAGAACTTCGTTTAACTCCTCCAGCAAATACAGCAATCACAACTAAAGTATTCCAATACAACTTTAATGAATCTGGAACTGGTGGTGTTGGTTTTGTTACATTTACAGACTCTAGATTAAAATCTGCTGAGGGTTCATACACTGGAACAGAGAATGACATCAAGTTCTCATTCCCTCTAAAACATGCTGGAGATCCAATATTCCATAAAACGTTTGATTCATCAGATGCTGCTGTGGTTGATGTTACAAATGATACATTTATAGTTAATAATCACTTCTTCCAAACTGGTGAAGAATTAACCTATACACCAACTGGTGCTGGTACAACAATGAGTATCGGTATTGCAGCAACATCAATTAGTGGAATTGGTGTTACTACAAAATTACCGTCTACGGTGTTTGCAGTTAAAATTGCAGAAAATAAATTTAAAGTTGCCAGAACTGCCGCCGAGGCACTTCAACCTATTCCAAAAGTTATTGATGTGTCAGCTGTTGGAGTTGGAACAACTCATTCATTTACTGCAAAGAATCTTAACTCTAAGGCTTTGATAACTCTTGATAACAACATTCAAAGTCCAGTTATACAGTCTCCTGTAAATGTCAAACTATCTTTTGACGCAGCATTAGAGACAGACTTCATCACAATAACTGGTATATCATCATTCTTCTCAGGTGATACAATTAAAGTTAATGATGAGTTTATGAAGATTGATACTGTTGGTATTGGATCTACAAATAGAATATTGGTAAGAAGAGGAAGACTTAATTCTGCAATCGCAAATCACAGTGCTGGTGATACAGTCACTAAATTCTTAGGTAATTATCAGATTGTTGAAGATACAATCAACTTTACTGATCCACCTAAAGGTGAAAAAGGCCCAGCTGGTTTAACAACTACATCTACTTTTGCTGGTAGAATCTTTACTCGAACTGGAATTCCTGGCGGAACACAAGAAACTTATACAGATAACTTTGTATTTGATACTGTGGAAGAACAATTTACAGGAATCGCAACTAACTTTATTTTGAAATCTGCTGGTTCAAACGTAACTGGATTTGCAACAAATACTGGTGTTATTTTACTGAATGAAATATTCCAAAATCCAAATGATGACTACAATATCGTTGAAACTGCTGGTATTACCTCTGTAAGTTTCACAGGTGTCGGAGCTACAAAT